AAAAATAAATATAAAAAAATCATTTTTATTAACAATGCGATAGAGGATGGTTGGTCTGTAAAAAAAGAAAATGATACATATATTTTTAAAAAGAAACACGAGAATAAAGTTGAAGTATATGAAAAAGATTATTTAGATAATTTTATTAATAATAACAATAGTATAAAAAATTCATAAAAATATATTATTTTTTATTCAATTAATGAATAAAAAAAAATTTTTTAATAAAATTAAAAATCATATATACTAGACAATTATACTAATAAACATTTATTTTATATATTTTAAATCTTTAGGAATTATATAAAATGGGTGGAGCTTTAATGCAACTCGTCGCTTATGGCGCACAAGACGTTTTTCTTACTGGTACTCCAGAAATTACTTTCTGGAAAGTTTCTTATCGTAGACACACTAACTTTGCTATGGAATCAATCGAGCAAACTTTCTCAGGTCAAGCTGATTTTGGCCGTCGTGTAACATGTACTATCAGCCGTAATGGTGATCTTGCTTACCGCACTTATCTTCAAGTAACTCTTCCTGAAATCAACCAAGATATGGCTCCAGCATCTGGTGATGATGTATATGCTCGCTGGTTAGATTTCCCAGGTGAGCAACTTATCGCTCAAGTTGAAGTAGAAATTGGTGGTCAAAGAATCGATCGTCAATATGGTGATTGGATGCATTTATGGAATCAATTAACCCAATCTTCTGAACAAGAAGATGGTTACCATAAAATGGTCGGTAACACTACTCAATTAACCTACATCACTGACCCTTCATTTGAACCTATCTCAGGTCCTTGTGCTGCCGCTGGTGGTCCTGCTCAAGTATGTGCTCCTCGTGATGCACTTCCTGAAACCACTTTATACGTACCTCTTTCTTTCTGGTACTGCCGCAACCCTGGTCTTGCCCTTCCTCTTATTGCCTTACAATACCACGAAGTCAAGATCAACATTGATTTCCGTCCTATCGGTGAATGTTTATGGGCTGTAAAGAAACTTACTGGTACTGACTCTGATGGTACTTTATCAGTAACCAATGCCTACCAACAATCATTAGTTGCTGCTTCTCTTTATGTTGATTATATCTTCCTTGATACTGATGAACGTAGAAAAATGGCACAAAACCCTCATGAATACCTTATTGAGCAAGTTCAATTCACTGGTGATGAATCCGTTGGTTCATCTTCCAACAAAATTAAACTTAACTTCAACCACCCTTGTAAAGAATTGATCTGGGTTGTACAACCTGATGCTAACGTTGATTATTGTTCATCTCTTGAAGGTGGTCAACTTTTATACAAAGCTCTTGGTGCCCAACCTTTCAATTATACTGATGCCGTTGATGCTCTTCCTAATGCCGTACATGCTTTCGGTGGAAAAGAATCTCTTTCATCATTCATCACTGGTGATCTTTTCGATGTAGCTTTTGCTGGTGATGCCAGTCATGAACAAGATGGTGCTCCTTTCGCTGGTGCTAATGATAAATTAGCTGCTGTCAGTGATGCTGGTACTTTCGTTCTTGCTGAAACTGCCCTTAAAATGCACTGCTGGGGTGAAAATCCAGTTGTAACTGCCAAATTACAACTTAACGGTCAAGACCGTATCTCTGAACGTGAAGGTTCATACTTTGATGTTGTACAACCTTATCAACACCACACTCGTCACCCAGATACTGGTGTCAATGTATACTCATTCGCCCTTCGCCCAGAAGAACACCAACCATCTGGTACATGTAACTTCTCCAGAATTGATAACGCTGTCCTTCAATTAGTACTTTCATCCAACACTGTACAAGGTGTACAAACCGCCAAAGTACGTGTATACGCTGTTAACTACAACGTATTAAGAATTATGTCTGGTATGGCTGGTGTTGCTTACAGCAATTAAATAAGTTATATCATTTATTTGATCTTTATAATTAATATTATAAAATTTATATAATATTAAAATTTTTATGTCACAATTTTTTAAAATTAAATAATATTTTCATATAATATTATCATTATGCCAAACGCTAGATGTGAAAATTGTAACCTTTATTTAGATGATATATGTACAAAACAAAAACATGTTGAAAAATTAATTTATCTTTTAAAAAAACGCGTGAAAAAATTTGCTGGTATACCTTATAATATTACCCCTGGTATCAGACATAACGAAATTATATCTGCATCTAGTTGGAATTGTTTACACTCAATGTGTGATGGTGTTTTATATTATGAACAATTCGCAGAAAATCCTAGAAATTTTGATTTTAATTTAGATATGTTAGAGTGATATAAATTCTTCTTTTTCTTTGTATTGAATACATCCGTAAATTTTACCATTATACTTATCTACAACTTCTTTATTTTTTTTCCAATCAAAATTACTTGAATCCTTTATACTATCACTTTGTATACAACAACAACAACAAATACAAAGTTTTTCACATATTACAAATGAAAATAAACATGGAAAACAAAGCCACTTACATGGATCACATGGATCATTATTATAAACTCTTTTATTATTCATTTTTTGTTGATTAAAAAAATGATTAATTATTATTCAATTTTATTGTGATACTAATAACCTATTCATATTGTCTGCTTCAATATTTTTATCAGATTTATTAAATAATTTATATATTAATTCATTGTCTCTAAAACGAATTGTATAATCTTGTTGAATATTATTCCTTCCTATCCTCCCCATAGATTGTATTGTTTTCTCTTTTGACATTCCTGATAAATCTTTTCCTATTATTCCGTGACAAAATTGATAATTTGTACCATAAATATAGTCAGATGATGCAATAATTATAAATAATTTTTGTTCAGTTGCCATTTTTTTCATCAACTCTTGATAATCCAATATTGAATCTTTTATAAATACGCCAATTCCTAATAATAATAAAACTTTAAATGTATTAGATATATCTAATTCCATTATTTTTTTTGCACATATTTCATCAATTTTTGGAACAAATGAGTCATTATTTACTTCTTTTAAATATTTATCCTGATGCTTCTTCGTATTTGGTACATATTCTTCATCTAAATTAACTATTAATAGTCCTTTTCTTAGTTTATTAATTGAATTTAATAATTCTTTCATTTCATTTGTTTCTTTATTACAACGATCGTTTGCCTTTCCTTTTTCATTTGAAACACTATTATCATTTTTCTCGTAAATAACTTCTAATTTCTTTTCTAATTCTGTCATTTTTTTTTGAATAACCTCATTGTGTCCAATCTTTTTCATTATATCTTTAAATTTATCATCTGGTATTTTTGATTGTTGAATATAGAATTTTGCTATTTTATGAGCATCTTCACATATAAATATAGTTGGACCGTTTGTTAATGTATTTGCATCATTTGTTGTATATAATAATCCACTTCCTTCTGTTTTTATCTTTTTTTTTGTATTATTCAAGAAATATTCGTATATCTCACTATAATTATTTTCTTTTATTTTATTTAATAAATGTAAATAATATCTTTTTATCGTTCGCATATTTATATTTGCTATATCATTTTCAAAATAATTATTTAAATTATCTATTGACTCTATTTTTTTATCTAATACATATGTTATAAATTTTATAATTCCTTCCAAATCAATATATCTTAGTAATGTTTTATTAGATTCTATATAATTTATACTATTTTTTAATTCTTCATATGATTTAAACATTGTATGAATATATACACTCTTTTGATCTGTATTAATTATTGGTATTGATTTTTTATATTCATCACTATTTATAAAATGAATATTCCCATTTTTAAATTTTGATTTATAATCATTTATTACCTCCTCCATTTCTTCTTCTTTTGGCATTGTTGCAGATGATAATATTATATTTCCTATTTTATTTTCTTTCCATATATTTGTTATAGTTTTATGCAATTCATGATCCTCATGATCTAGTGTTATTGTAGGTTCATCCCAATACATTATCATTTTACTAGTATCACAATTGCCACTTTCATCTGAATTACTATTTATCATAAAATTCATTGCTGCCAAATATGATTTTACATCACATATCATAATCTCTACTTTTGATCCATCACTATGATCTATCTTTTTTTTTCCATCTTTAAATTTAATATAACTCCCTGATCCATCATTCTTTTTTACAAATGAATTTGCCGAAAAATTATGAAGTCTTATATTATCCATTTCTTCGCTACCAAATGCAAATGCTATCTTTTTTTCCATCGATATTGCTGATTTTGCTAACGCTAAACCTATATGTCTCGCTACACATACAAATATTATTTTATATTCATTTGATAACCCTAATGGTGTCATCGTCTTACCTGTTCCTGTTGGAGCTGTATATATTACAAGATCTCTATTTATCTTTTCCTTATTTTTAAATATATTGAAAATTTTTTTTTGATGCTCAAATAATTCTTTATCTTCATACTGAAATAAATATCCATTCTTTTCTATTAATTTATATGCAT